GAGTTGGCTCTGGCAGATGTGCTTCTTGGCGTCCTTGACTTTCTCAGAGTCCGGGAAGAACGAGAACTTGGTCCCGAATTTCACGATGGTGATCTCAGGATTGGCTCCGCAGTCGATGCCGATGTCCTCGATAATCGTGTTCTTGCCTTCTTGCTTCGTGATCTGGTTGTAGACAAAGTTCCCCATCGGGACGGTGTTGCCTTTGGTGTCCTTGATCGGGTACTTGTTGACTTTGAGAGTCGGGGTCTTATCGAACGAAGTGTTGGTGGCCTGCCCGGTCGCACCAAGAATTTCCCTGATCTCCTCTGGAGTCATGCCTTCAAAAAGGTCTGCGAGGTTCACTGTTGCTGCGTTAGTTTTTTCAGTTGCTTTTGCCATTTTGAGATTTTCCTTAAATAATTTGAGATAGTTGGGTTCCCTCCCTGATTTTTTAAATTCATTTGTGAATTGTTGGTGGAAAAGAGGAGCCCTCTTTGGGAGGGCTCCGATCAAAACTACAGCGCATCTACCATCGCCCTAAGCTGCTCAAGGGATGCACCTAGGAGCTTCTCGTCTTCCTTCTGCGCGATGATCGACATGAGCTTCTGCTTCTTCTCCTTGGACTCCTTGACCTTCTCTGCAGCCTCGGCCTCGTTCAGTCTGACTTCTATCACGCGCTTGATGACCTCGAACTTGAGTTGGAGCACGGCGTCGAGGTTTTTGCTCTTGACGACGAAGCTCTCGGTGTCGCTGTCCTTCAGCTTGCGATGCAGGTCCTTGGCGATGTTGTCGAGGCAGGCGCCGTTGTTGACTGCGGTGAGCGGGAGGTCCCACAGGTCCTCGGTGCTGAGGTTGCCCTTGGGAGACTCGAAACGAATTTTCATCCTGCTGGCTTTTTCGAACATTTTTCTTCCTCCTAGAAGTTGATTTTGAGGGTGCGGGTGAAGCTACCCTTGACTCTGCAAAGTACGCTGCTGCGCTGCGTTGAGGAGAACCCGATTCCACTGAGTTGGTTCTCGGACTCCTCGACCTTCATCTTGGAGCCTACGACCTCGAAGACCTTCCGGTGCGCGTTCAGTTCCTCGTTCAGGAACTCGTTGTAGAAGCCCCGCGCCTTGCCTTCGTTCACGCACTTGTCGAGCATGAAGAAGAAGTGCTTGTTTCCTACGCCATGCCCGTCCCAGTGGTTCGGGGAGTGCATGAGGACGTTGACCTTGTGGAAGGTCTGCGTCGGGAGGCCCCATACGACCTTCGATGTCTGCGAAGAAGGCAGCGACTTGACGATCTCGAATCCGTCCTTGTGGCTGTACTTGATCTGGGCGACTTCGACATAATCCCTGGGGTGCATCACCTTGGGGTACGCGAAGTTGTAGGTGGTCCCAGCGAACTCGATCTCGACTTCGAAACCGAAGTTGTCGCTGTTGCGCTGGGAGAACTGGTGGACCATCAGCGTATAAACGCCCTCGCGCATCTGGCGCTTGTCGGAGTAGTAAATATTCTCCGCAGGATCGGTCCTCATCCCGTCTGCGCCGTTTGCGTCCAGGTCGAGGCACCCACCATTCGGAGATAGCCTGCGGCGGTTCGAGTAGTAGATCTTGTGGCCGTTCGGCTCGATCATGTGGAAGTCGAGGTCGTCGGTATTGTTCCACGCCAGCCTGCAGCAGAGGTCGCCTTCGACCTTCCCACCAGCCTTCTTGACGCGCTCCTTGATCGAGTCCGTCATGTCGCCTGTGTACGACCACGAGAAGTTGTTCGGCCACTTGAACATGCCCTTGGCGTCAGAGTCGATGGGAGCGATCAGGCTGACCATGTTCCCGGCGTGCTTGTTCTCAAGCAGGATCTCCAACGACTCCACCTTCGGTAGAACATTGGAGATAAATTCTGCGATCCCGATTTCTTCAACTCGGTCGAAACTTTTCATGTTCTCGGGAACAGCCCCAGCCAACTCCTCGAACACATTAGTCATCCGCTGCTTGGATTCCCTGTTGGCGAACAGGATGTTGTTCACGGTGATGTCTTCCATGACCGCGTACCTGCGCTGGAGGGCAGAGGTTAACCCGAGTTCCTCGATTGTCCTCTGCGCCTTCTCGATCATGCCCTTGGTGATCAGAGCGCTGGGGCGCTTGTAGTTGCTAGGCGCCACCTTTGCCTCGAACGATCCTACAGACGGCTCCAGGTCCTTGCCTTCGGAGAGATCCACCAGCAAAGTCCCGATGACCGTGCCTCGAATTTTGGAGACAGACTGGGGCACGCTCTTCACCCGCGACCAGCAGAAGATGTCGTGCTGCGAAGCCGGAAGCTTGGCGAATTCCTTCTTCAGCTTCAAGAAGCTCTCCACCGCGAACTTGTGTTCCTCGCCCCGGTACAGCGAATTCTGCGCGATCAGCTCCAGCACTGTGTCGATGGAATCCAGAGAGATTTCCTTGAGGCTCCTCAGGAAAACGTCCTTGGTGCTCCTGGACTCAGACAGTCTGGCGCCGATGTCGAGCCCTTTGACCACTCGGTCGGTCGGGATCTTGATGTAGAAGTGCTCCCAGGTAAGCATTTCTCCCGAATCCGTCTGCTGGAAGTTTTTGTCAACCCCGGCTACGGACTCAGGGTGGAGGAAGATGTTGCTGATTTCGCTGGATTTAACCAGAGTGGAAAGCGCGTCCGAAACTACCTGATAGAAGCCGCCGGGCTGGGCGTCCCAGATACTGACCACTTTCCCGTCGATGATGGCAACTACGTCGCCAACCGCTCTGATAAAGGATCGACAGCAGGTGCAATCGTGCTCCGTGCGTTCTTTGTAGATCGGATCGGTGCCTTCTGGGAAGCTGCTGAGGTAGGTCTCCCAGAGAAGATCCTTGGAAACCTCGGCGCGAAAAAGCTCGTGCTGCTTCATCACATCGAACTGCTTTTGAACCGCTACCTTGAAATCGTTGAACATCTGATCCTCCTTTTGTTTTGTCTTCAATCCATATTTGAATCCTAATTCATTTCTGAATTATTGTCAAGCTAAAAATTCACTTCTGAATACTTTCTGGTGAAAAAGAGGAGCCCCCTCCTAGCCGAGGGGCTCCTCACAACTTCTGCACCTAGTTTGCGGCTATGCACAGCACTACTGTGTAACCGGGGACCACATGGACTTGAAATTCACAATAATCTACTTCGGCCTAAATGTCAAGCAAAAAATTCACATCTGAATATTTATTTGACGATCATCAATTTTTCTGAAGCACGCGTATACGCGGTGTAGCGCCAGCGACGGTGCATTTCCTCATCGTTCCCGAACAATTCCTCAAAGACCATAATTTTCGGCGCCTCTGAGCCCTGAAATTTGTGGCAGGTCAATGCGTAGCCGAAGTCGAACTGCTCGATGCCTCGCTGGTAATATACAGAACCACCAAGGAAAACCTGATCGTCGATATCGAGACATTCGTAGGCAACCCCGTCGTCGTTCGTGAAGTCCAGGTAGCGACCAACCGAGTCATAATTAACGCACGTCCCGAGCATCCCGTTGACGAGCCCCATCTCGTTATTATTTTTCAGACAGATGAGCTTATCGCCGGGTGCAGGGAGATCGCCTTTAAATCCGAGTAATCCCCTGATTTCCTCGTTTAATTTCCTTCTAGTATTGTTGAACCCGCAGATCACCTGATCAGCGCTCAATAAAAATTCATCAGCCACGCGGAACCACGGGATCACGAAGCACGTATCTCCGTGCCTCCCGTACCCGATGTCCTCCCCAATCCGGATCGAGTGAGCCAGGCGAATAATCGGGTTGAGGAGGCACTGGCGGTGGATCGTCTCCAGTCGATAATCTGGGTTGAGCATCAGGTTCGCCTGATCCTTGGACACAGGAGGAAGCTGAAAGTGATCACCGATGTAAAGTACCGGAATCCCGTAGCTTTCCAGATCCAACTTGATCGTGCTACTCACCATTGAGGACTCATCGCAGATGATCAGCTTGACCTTTTCTAGTTCCACGAAGGACCTTCGGCAAAACGTGACTTTTCCTTGATCGTCAATTCGGGGCCGGTAAATCAACCCGTGGATCGTCGTAGCTGGCAAGCCTTTTTTACGAAGGACCATCGCCGCTTTGCCTGTGTAGGCGACGTGGCGGATGTCGTGCTCTTCTAGCTTGAGATCATCGACGATGAAATTTACTAGCGTCGTTTTGCCGGTGCCTGCGTAACCACCAAGGACGAAGGTTTTGGATGTGGAGTCGATGGACTCGAACCAAGTTTTAATCGCGGTGACAGCGCCAGCTTGCTCGTCGGTTAGGGTTATTTCGGACAATTAGAACCTCCCTGAGAAGGGCTGGAGCCAGAAGTCAGCTTTTTCTGCAGCAGCGACTTTTCCACATTCGAGGAGCCATTCCTTGACTTCGTGAACGTCAGGAGAATTAGGGTTCCCGAAATCCTCCAGATTCTCCTTCAGGTACACGATCCCCTCGACTCCAAAAATCTCCATCTCGACTTCAGGCGTGTGGTGAAGGTCAGCCAGCTTCAGGTTCCTGTAGGCCGTCTCGAAATTCTCCTTGAGCCCTTCCTTCACCTTCGCAGGCATCCTCGAAATTTGAAGCGAGTCCAATTGCTTCTCGACTTCCTGCATGGTCCCACATTGGCGAATCATCTTCAGGGCGAAGGTTTCCCCGAGGCCTTTCACGGTCCAGTAACCATCGGAGGTGTCACCCGACAAAGATTTTACGTGAGCGAACTGCCAAGGCTCGATCTCGTACTGCTCCTGGAAGGCCTTCAGGTTCAACCAGAGTTTGGGCGGGATCTTCTCGCCTTGGCTCAAGGGCATAATCATGGGCTTTGCGTAGCCCGCTTGTGCCACTCCGGGACGGAGGAGTTGTAGCATGTCCGCGTCGGTGCTCAGGACCATCACATCGAATTCTTCGAGGTCAACGTGGCGAACCACGAAGCTGATCACGTCGTCAGCCTCCACCCCTTTGACCGAGAGGCAGGGAATCCCCATTTTCCTCGCGAGGTCAACGCAGTCGGGCATCTCCTCGTTCCTGAATCGAGCGTAGCGAGCGAGTTCAGCCGCGTCCCATTTTTTCCTGGTTTCCTCTCGGTTCGCCTTGTAGCCTTCGTAGATGCCCAGGCGGTACTTGGATTTCCCGCCCTCGCACGCGAACACAACTTTGTGGACCTTGAACTGCTCGACGATCTTTTTGATGTCGCTGAGGAAGCTCCAGGCTTTGTCCGGGTTCTTGAAATGGTACTGGCTGAAGAAGGAGTTGGCGAAGTCCACAAGGAGGATTCGTTTTTTCAATTGGACCTCCCCAGCATTTCCTCAGCTTTCTTCCTTCTTGCCAATTCAGCCTCCTTTTCCAGCACCAATTCGTGGACCTTCGCGATCACCTTTTCTTCCGAGTAATTCTTGTGGGTCTTGCCACAGCGGAGGCAGACTTTGGATTCTGGTGAACTGGGGATCGCCCGAGACAACCCACCGTGAAACGGTAGGAACTCGAAGAGCACAATTTCGTCGGACTCCCTTTTCCAATAAAACCAACCATCCTTTTTTTGCTGCCCACCAAAACCCTCGCGGGTCAAGAAATTACCTACCAATTCCCAGAGCAATGGTGCGTCATTCAGAACCTCCCAGTCATGCCAACCAATTTTACAGAGATTCATTTTCTAGCCCTCGATATTCGTGCTTGTTTTGTCATCCCGCAGCCGCAGCCACACAGGGAACCTCAACGAGCCATCAGCCGTAACTTCCTGGCCTGAGACCTCGCCTATTAAACCTACGAGGCGCCCACACAAATGCTCCACCCACATTTCGTAGCGTTGAGCGTCATCAAATCCAGTTCCGCAGTCAGTCTTGATAGTCCCGCAGTCCGACGCCATTTTGACGCCGCCGAGCATTCCTTGGTACTTGCCCTCGCCTTCGTAGGCTCCTACGATTCTCAGGTCTAGGGTGAAAAACTCCTTGACCTTGAGCCACCGCCTTGACCTTCCGAAGTCGTAAGGCCCTTCCATCTCCTTGACAATTAATCCCTCGCCAGGGCCACACGAATACTCCACCTCCTTCCCCTTGGAATTCAGAACTGAATACTTCTCGCCGCCTTTCGTCCTAACGCGGTGGAAAAGCTCCTTCAATTCTGCTTCGTTATTCGCGATAGCGTTCGGCAGCAGGATCAGGTTGTTGAAGGGCTGCTCCTGGCGCTCGAAGAGGGAGGACAGTTCGAGCTTTCTGTCTGAAAGAGGCGCCGACTTCTTCTGCTCAAAGAAGGTTTCGACGGGCAACAAATCCCAGCAAAAAAATCCAAGGTACTCCCTCACTTCGGCAGCAGTCGTGGCTTCGTTCTTGAGCAGAGCTTTGCCTCCCTCGTACACCCAGTTCCCGTCCTTGCACTTCAAGAAAGTTTTGTTGTCCGGATTGAACCTCTTCGCGAGAATTTCCCCGTCGAGAACAAAATCCGTTCCGGGTCTCAACTTCAGGATCTCCGCAGCGATCACTCCGCGCTCATCGAATTCATGCCCTTCCCTACTAAAAAACGTCACCTTCTCGTCTTTGCAGACCGCGATACAGCGAAGGCCGTCGAGCTTCTCTTCTACTAAAACGGGATACTTCAACGTAGGCCAGAGATTCTTCGGCGTCTTGCCTCCTTTGTAGATCGGCTGGGCGAGCATCACGTCGAACGTCGGAATCAATTTGGGAAACGCGGCATTGATCGTGGATTCATCAATACCCGCTTTCAGATCCCTCGTGACAATCCGCGAAACCCACATCGCCCCGGTTTCGGTACATTTTTTCATCAGATTTCTGATCATATTCTTCGCAGCAGTCGATCCGGTTTCATGCTTCGCAAGTAGAAGGAGAAGCTCCTCCAGATCCTGCGTGATGTCAGGCTGAACCTCGTTGTAGGACGAGGGGAACTCGATCTGCTTGATTCGGTAGGTGATGAACTTATTGTAGGTCAAGCTCAAGAGCTTCCTGAGATTCGGAGAATCGTTCCTTTTTAAAATCTCAATCTTCTCGTTTCTTGAAGCAGTTTCTTGGATTTGCTGAAAAACTTCGAACTCTTTCAAATTTGTTCCTCCCTCTTAACCACCGCTACCTGCTCGGGGAATTTATAGAAGATATCCTCTTCGACACTCGACTTGAGCTTGACCTTGTGAGGGGTAATCCCTAAAATCTCAGCCACACAAAGCGAATACAGGTAGCCATTTACGTTCGTCACCACTTGTTGCCCGACTTTCAATTCGTTTCCAACTACGTCTTTCATTAAAAGTTCTCCTCCATAAGCTTCCTCCTTTAGCATTCCACGATCACATCCATAATCCGCTCCCAGAACACCGCTTGTCCTGTGTAGGGGCAACAGACTGGAAGCTCGGGATTTTCGTCGTCTACGTCCAGGACGCAGAGGGCATCACAGCAATCACAGATGAACTCAGTCATTTACGCTGCGTCCTCCATGTCGTCCTCAGATTCCTCCGAGTCTTCCTCTTCGCTCTCAGCCAAAGCGACCCACTCAAGATCGAACTCCTTCAGGTCTGCCCAGGTCTTGCCTACCTCAGCGTCAGCCTTCATCGGGAAGTCCGCAGTCAATCCCTTCGGCCACCTGCTGAGGTGCCTGACGATGAATTCGTGCGCTTCGGAGATCATTGAATCCGGGACTTCCATCTCACACGAATCGTGGATGACGTTGATGATTTTGAAGGGCAACCCACGCTCGTCGATCTCGGCCCACATGTTGACCAGGCTCTGGAGCATCCCGTCACTGGCTACCGACTGGATGATAAAGTTGTTGGCTTGGCGTTCAGCCCTAGCCCGCAGCCCTTCGTCCTCGGAGTCGATGTGAGGAACCCGCCGTTTCCTTCCAGAGACTGCTACCGCGTAGCCGTGCTCCCTAGCGAACATCACATTTTCCTGAAGCATCTGGCGGATGCCGTAGTGCTTCGCGAAATATTCCGCGAGATTCTTCTGGGCCTCTTCAACGGAGATCCCAGCGTTCTTCGCAATCAAGGCAGGAGCGGCTCCATACAAAGCGGCGAATCCTAAAGTCTTGGCGATCTGGCGGTAATTGTTGTACTTCTCCTTGACCTCATGGACTTCGCAGTCGAGCTTGAAAACTTCCCGTGCCGTATTCGAGTGAGGATCGAGCCCGTTCTTGAAGCCCTCGACCATCGCAGGGTCCTTGCTGATTGCTGCGGTGATCCGCAACTCAGCGTTGGAGAGGTCGGCTACGACCAGAGAAGTTCCCTCTTCTGAGATGAAGCATTTTTTGAGCTTCTGTGCTTCCTCGGAGTGCATGGCGATGTTCTGCATGTTAGGGGCTACGCAGCTTATACGTCCGGTCTTTGGTGAGGCTACACGGAACGAGCAGTGAATCCTGCTGTCCACCGAGCGGTTGATGATTGCCAGCACGTAGGTGCTGAGCATCTTCTTTAGCCCCTCCATCTCCTTTATGACCCGCAAGGCACCAACATCAGGGAATTGTTCGGCCCAAGCCAGGAAGCTCTCTTTGTCCGTCGAGTACTCGCCCTTCTTCGTCTTTTTTATCTGCGGGAACTTCAGCACGTCCTTGAAGAGGAACCGCTTGTGGTTCACACTGTTCACGAGGAAAACCAGAGGTTTCTTCAGTTCAGTGATCGCGTTCTTGCGCTTGGCGTTCTCCTTCTCAAGCTGGACTCGGGACAGAAGAGCAACCGCCGTCTGGATCTCAGGCAACGTCTTGAGTTCCTCACCAAGAGATTCGATCCTTTCCTCAAGCTCGGCTTTGTATCGCTCAGCTTCGGGAAGGTCCACCTTCCAGCCACACTGCTCGATCCTCGCCAGGGCGTAAGCGTAGGTGCTCACGTCCTTGAAAACCTCAACTTGCTCCTCGATCTCCAACTGCTTGTCGAAGTAGTCCGCAAGTTGGATCGAGGCATCCACGTCCATGCAACTATAAGGGAACAGGACTTCCAGCGGGATCAAGTCGTAGGTGAAGTCGGTTTTCTTGATCTTGTGCTCTTTGCAGTACCTGGACTTGAAAAGCTCCAGCGGGGCATCGTAATCCCCGAAGCCATCCAGAAGAGTGGCCGCGCAGTACTTCAGCGAGTGAGATTCCCTGTTCTCGTCGCAGAGGAAGCTCGCAATTAAAACGTCGTAGACGTTGTGCTTGCAGAGCTTGGTCTTGTACTTGTACGCGAGGTGCTTGAAGTCGAAGTAGATGTTGGCCCCGATCTTCATTCTGGAATCGTCGTCGATCAGGTCGTTGCACCCAGTTACGATTTCGGCCCACTCTTGCGCGGTCCAGTTCCCGTGGTAATCCGGAGTCGGAATGCAGTAGCCGTAGTTAGCCTTGTGCGAGAACTGAATCGTAAGCACTTTTCCTTGATTAAACTGCAGCGCAGAAGTCTCAATGTCCAGTGCGTACCGGAAAACGTTCTCCTTGTAGAAGGCGTAGAAGGCCCTGAACTTTTCGATGGTGTCCACGAGCGTATAAAATCTAGGCTCGCGTTCTTCCTCGATCAGTTCAGGGAACTGCATTTCCCTCTTAGCCAACTCCAAGCACGTCTTGATCGTCCCTACGATGTCCGGGTTGTGCTTCACCATCGAGTAGGGTGGAATCGTCAGGGCCTTCGTCTGGTACTTCTCGCACTGGATGATCCTGCCGTAGAACTTCGAGGCACCCTTCGAACCCATGCAAAGCTCGAAGGCTTTGGCTGTAGCGAAGAGCAGGAGGTTCGGAGCGTAGGACCCAATGAACTCGTCTACGTACTCGGCCTTCTCCTTGAAACCTGCTGCCTTTCCGTCTGCGTAATCCGACAGGCAGATGACCGAAACATCTTCCAACTCGATCCCAACTTCGGTGAGGCCCTTCAACAGATCCTTCAGCCCATACTTGTTGATAACCCCGCTGTCGATCCAGTCCTGGTGCTGTGGCTGGTCGTAGATGACCAGTACTTTATTATTTGGTGCTTTTCTTGGTGTGATCAAACCTCGCCATCCTCCCAGCAACTTGCGTGAACCAACTCTTTCCGACTACCAACCCGAAACCTAACCGCCACTTTCCCTGAAATAACTTCCCCTGACTTGCTTCGATTCGAGCGACCGCCTGTGACGACCACGAGTGCCCTCACCACGGCTTTGTCCTGCTCCTTGAACGGCTGGTTACAAACCGCGCAGATGTTATGAAATCCTCCTGCCATTTCTACCTCCCATTCAGATGTGAATTTGTTTAGTCGCAGATAAACGTGCCGTCTTTGCGGCCCTCATCCAGGCGAGCCTGCCCTTCCACTTTGGTCTGCAAGCGAGGCCACCACAGCCCGTCCGGTACAGCCAAGCCGGTCATCATCCCAACTGGGAGAGGCACGATGAAAAGGTAATCCTCGGTGCAGTGCTCAACGGCCTCTTCCTCGGTCTCGAAGAGCCCTTCCAGCATCCAGCCGTTTACCTGCCCATCGTCTGCGATACCAGCCATGTGCTGACCCACCGCGTACATTTTCCTGATCTCAGGATTTTCCCACCATTTCATTTTCGTCTCCTTAGAAATCCCACGCTTTCTCTTCGATCTGAGCGCCCTTGCTCCGCAGGAACGGAATCAGCACGTCCTTGAAGCAATTAGGGCAAATGTCTACGTTCAACTCGGTGCCCCAGCCTCCCTCCGGATAACTGGAGCCGTCCTTCTGGCGAACCGTCACTTCTACCTCGACTTCGTTCACCTCCCAGGAAGAAGACTCCCAGTTCCCGCGCTTGGCTACCGCACCGCAGAGATCGCAGGTGGTTTCTGCTAGGTAAGTCTCAACTCCGGTTCTAGGCCGAGTTTCGTACTTCTTCATTTTTCGTCTCCTTTAGGCGTGAGCCAGCGGCTCCCAACCGAACCGGCTCATCCGCTGCAAGTACTCCATCTTGCTCTTGTAGATTTCTAGGCTCGCATAGCAAATCGAATCCCCCAGCATTTCATCCCTGACGAACTTCAACTCGATCTTGTCCCACCAGGCGCAATCAGTTACGTCGTACTCGCAGCAAAAAACCCTCCCATCCTCCAGGAGCACGTCGATGTCCACTTCTTCAGGGCCATACGAGCAACGAAGAATTTCCACCCCACCAAGCTCTCGGATAACCTCTTCAAGCACCGAGGAATACCTCGCACCCTCCGTTGCTTCTACGATGTCGAGCATTTTAGTTCCTCCCGAGGAAGATGAAAGTTTGGTGCGCGTCTTTGCAGAGGGCACGGTAGAAATCTTCTACGCGAATATCCTTAAACACCAGCCAAGGCTCGTCTACGTAGATTCGGTTGAATCTTTCAGTCGGGTAAGGAAGATTTCCTGTGGTCCAGTACACCTGTGCGGGAGTTGCTGAGTACTGAAGGGCTTGCTCGTAACCGCCCACCACAATCAGATCCCCTGCCTTCGCTCTGTCCTTGATGCACTCGGTCTTGCCTGCACGTCGGTTAGGGTTCACATGAACCGTAGCAATATCCATCGCGTAACCCACAGGCCCTAGCACACTGAACCACTTTTCGTCCTTGAAGCGCTCCCGAAACTGCTCATTCGCCTCGACCAGCAAATCCACCGCACAACAAAATTTTTCGTAATGATCCAATTTTTATCCCTCCGGTTCGTACAACTCGTTTCCACATTTCCCCTTCGCGTTGAAAGGGCATTTCCATTTTTTGCACTCGGCACCGAACTCGATCTTGAACTCCCAATTTTCGAGGAGACAGGTGGGGAGCTTGATGGTGCCTCTGCCTGCCAGAGCAAGCTCCAGCCTTTCCCTATCGAGATCCCCAAGATCGTCTCCGGATTCGTAGTACACCGACAAATCAGCCATCGTCACCTTGAACCACGGAGTCAACGCCGCGCAGATCTTCTGAGCCGCTTGGCACCCAGCTTTGTCGGGATCTGCGACGTAGCAAATCTCCTCAGCGCCAGTAGAGAGCAGCATCATGATTTTGTTAGCGCTGAAGTTATTTACGCCGAAATAACAAATTGCCGGGAACCCCATCGAGTTGGGCTTGATCGCGTGGAACAAGCCCTCACCTAGCAGGATCATCTTCGGCTTTTGTTTCTTGACTAAATCAATTGGAAAAAGCCAATTGTGCCGACAGGTGCTGCCCTTGTTCCTTAAATAGCGAGGCTGCTCATCTCCAAGCGCCCTGGCATCAACCCCGACGAGCTTCCCGTCAACGTAAATTGGAACTGCCAGGCGGTTCGAATACCTTCCCCTTAAAACTTTGACCGCCCCGATCTCCTGGTAGAAGGAAGCAGGAATTCCTCGGTAATCTTCGTCCCAAATTTCCCCACTCGGAAAAAATATTTCAGGAGCCTCCTCGACAACCGGAACTTCCTCAGTCTTGCTCAGCCTCGACAAAATTCCTCGTAGCCCGAGCCCAAGCTCCTGCATTTCGTCCAGTTCTTCACCGAGGAGCCATCGGTACATCCCAGCCTGATTTAGCTTAAATCCACAAGACCAGCAGTGGCCCACCTGCTTCTCCAAATTAATCTGGAATGAGGGCCTCCCGTCGATTCCGCCTGCGTGGAGGTGCTGGTGAGGACAGGTGATTGAAATCTCCATGCCCCCTTTAGCTTCGTAGTCGATGCCCCTACTTTCGAGCAGATCAAGGATTTCCATCACTCAGGCCGATTAAAGAGGACAAAAAGTTCCTCGGCGTCAAGCTTCTCAAGCGCCTGCTTGTCCCATTCCCAGTCATCTTCCCCACAGAATTTTGCTAGTTGCTTTTCCTCCAGCATCGCTGCGTCGGTGGTGCTCAGCATCCCCCTTCCGATTACCGCTGCGACCAGCATTTCCTTGATGTCGCTCACCTAAACCTCCCTCATCCACAGCTCCACCAATTGCTCGGTGCTTAGCGCTCCAAGGGCTTCCTTGTTCCACTTCCAGGAAAATTTGTCGTTGAAAGTAGCGAAGCCCTTATCCTCCATCAGCCTGGCGTCCTCCACACTCAAGAACGCCTTGCCCATCACCGCGTCTAAAACGAGTTGCTTGATTTGGTTCATGCGGCCTCCTTTTTAATTCACTTCTGAATTTGTTCAGCCAAACCTAAGACTTCAAATACTTAACTAACTCATCGACCGTCGTAATCATCCCCGGATCTTCCCATTTCATAGCAACCCCGTTCAATTCGAAGTACCTCTTCTTGAACTCCACAGGGTCCAAATGCGAGCAAACTAAAGTCGGCTTGCCTTCCGTCCTTCGGTGCTGGATCAGCATCTGCAAGACGGATTGAGAAAAATCGGTGGTGTACTCCGTCCCGACCATGTACAGGCAAAGCAACTCCGCTTTGTCGGCTGTGGTTGCTACGTAATTATTCTGATCCCACTTTTTGATCTCTTCGAGGAGCTTCCCGAAACTCACCATCTTCGCATCAACTCCGGACTTGATAGCCGCTTTGATAATGTTCGAAGCCGCCTGAAGAGCTGCGGATTCAAACCCCGAGTGGAAGTAGAGGACCAGCGGCTTGTTCAGGATCTTGCCGACAGCACCCAGAATCAAATCGTAGGCGTTCACGGTCTTGACCCCAGCGACCGGAGTTTCGTCATTCCGGATGTACGGGACTGGCACTCCGGAGGCTTTCAGCTTTTTCTCGAAAAACTCTAATTCTTGCATGAGGCTCCAAAGGTGCTGGTCGATTTTCTCAATCAAGCCAGGTAATAAAATTGGGACCTCAGTGAGGTCCCTGTAATTTTTAACTATAACCCTTAGGTAGGGCAGAGGGATTCTGAGGTGGTGCTTGAAGATTGAATGTTGATTCCATCCGAGGTAACCCAGCGGCTCGATTGGGGATTTGTTGTAGTTAGCCCCTGCCAAAGTAATTCGCCACAGCATCCTCTCGGGAGATCTCCAGCATCTTGAGGCAGTGCTTCAGGAGCTTCTCGTCAACAACATCTTCCTTCCGGCAGAATTTGCAGGAGGATTCTGCATAGGGGTCTTCTTCGTCCTCGTCTGCCCGAACAAAACCATCCTTCTCAGCACACTCATCGGAGCACCACACGTTCCCGCAGTCGCAGCATTCAAAGTAACCGCAATCCGGGAACGTCTCGCCACACCTGACACAGGAAAAATAATCAACGCCCATCCCTAACCTCCAAAATTTACTCGCATCGAAGCGAGGAAGTAATCCATCCCGAACGCGCCGACCCCGAGGCTGAGCCCCGCGATCCCATAGAGGATGCAGCAGGCGACAATCGAAGTCCCGAGGTCGTTCATGACCTTCCCGATCTTAACCAACATATCCCCTCCGCGCTTCCAGAATGTGAGCCAATCCAGGACGAGCCACAGTCCCAGAATCTCCTACAGGAACCAAGATGCACTTCGGCATGACCCGCTTGAAGCCTTGAGCGTCCGTGATGACGCGAGACTTGTGCATCTGCCTCGCCAGCTTGATCTCGGCTTTGTCGTTGGAAAGTACTGAGAATCCGCAGTTCTTGCAAAAATAACTAAACTTCATTCGAGATAACCTCCTCGACCATCCAGTCACTGAAGTAGAATTCACAGGCATCATCTTCAGCCTCAAACCAAGTGTGGACTTGAGAATCCTCGTCTTCTTCGTGTTCCCACACTTTAAACACGGCCAGTTCCACCCCACAGAACTCCCGCATCTCATCAACAAACGAAGGTCCTCTGTTAAGGTTATGGAACTCCGAGTTCTCCTCCAGCAGTTTCTTCCAACTCTTGATCCTAACTTTGTCTCCAGCTTTAATTTCCACTTCCTGCCTCCTTTAAAATAAGAACCACTTTTTCTTGAAGTCCGGGCAATCCAGATTTCGGTTTTTACTCGGGTAATCCGCGACGCGCCTCAGGATCTCCTTGCCAGTTCTGGGGTCGTATCCGGTGCCTTCGAAGCAAGACAGGTGGGAGCACCTCTCGCCTCCGAAGTCCCACTCCCCAGGAGTTACGAAGTGGCTACATCGCTTGCAGACCACCTTCTCCTTAATTTCCATCTCCTGCCTCCTTAAATGGCCTGAATCCTGTCAGATTCAGGGTTTGCTTGTAGATTCTTCCGGTCGAATTGCAGTCTTTGCATTCGTAGTAGGTGATCTGGTACTCGTGATGATAGTAATCCACCAACTCCCTGTGCTCGTTCCTCCCTACTCCTGAACACCTCTTACAAAGCGCAAGCTCCTCTTTGATCAAGCCCTCTAACGTCAGGTGCTTGATCGCTTCACGTAAATCCGTGATCAAATCCCAACCCTCCTCTTCCTCTTTTTCCTCAGTGATAACGGCACCACCAATTCAGGCGCCCCATACTTCTCCGTGATTTTTTCCTCAGGCTGAAACTTCAGAAGTTCCTGGTACTTGCGTGAGTACTCCGCACAGCGCGACTTCGTGCCCGTCTTGCACATGTAGACGCATACGGTTGCATCCTTGGTCCCTCCGCATTTCAGGAGAGGACATCTCATTTGCATTGGGTCTCCTCCAGATCAGGCAGTGGGCAATCTTCGGGGAACACGTCCCACTTGATACGATCCCCCGTTTCCACGCAGTACTCAAAGCCTGACCTCACTTCGCAGCTGGGGCAGAAAAGGCAGTTCAAAATTGAGACGGTGTAGATTTTCATGTGGCCTCCTTTTTAAAAACTTATGTCCAAGAATTTAGCTCGGTCGAAAGCCCGAAGCTGCTTGAAGTTAGACAGAATCTTATTGGGTAGGGCATCTAGGTCTCCTCCAAGTCCGGCAGTGGGCAGTGCCAGGCGATCTCGTTCGTGTTGGGAATGCCCTTTCCACTCGCAGAACAATAATCAGAGCCATAACCTTTGCTCAGATTAGGGCAGTTGTAGCAGCACCAAACCTCTTCGGTGTAGATTTTCACGCAGCCTCCTCAATTCGCCTCTTGGCGATTTCAAAATAATTCTCATCCAACTCCATCCCGATGAAGTCTCGACCCAAGCGCTTGCAGGCGACCCCTGTAGTTCCCGAGCCCATACAGTTGTCCAGCACAAGATCACCTTCATCCGTGTAGGTCCTCAAAAAATATTCCACCAACTCAACCGGTTTCTGCGTCGGGTGAACCCCGTTCTTCTCAACAGAGAACCTCAGGACGCTTCGTGGGTACCTTTCCACGCTCCCTCCTCCGGAGGAAATGGAATCCGCCTCAGCGTAACAACTGCCCGACCGTCGAGTGTAATAGGAGTTGACCGGCTTGTGCCCCGTGGTCATCTGCGGGTGATATTTTGGCAACTTCTTGTAGAAAATCAGGATGTTCTCGTGAGCCTTCATCGGAGCTTTCTTCGCATTCAGGTGGCCCGTTGCCGTGCCCTTCTCCCAAATCCATTCGTACCTGAGCAGCTTCAGGTTGCTGGCTCCGAGCACTTTGTCGAAAGGAGTCTGCGCGTGCAGCGCGATCACTCCTCGATCCTTGATTACTCGTTCGTAGTGCTGCCAGAGCCGGTCCAGCGGGATTATCGTGTCCCATTTGCACTGGGTCGTTCCGTAGGGAAGATCCGCACAAATCATATCAACGCTTTTGTCTGGGACCGACGAAAGCAGTTCAAGGCAATCGCCTTGTATCAGGTGAATCGTGATAGGCCCTCCTCCCTAAAAACTAATTTTCGTGAACTTCGCTTTATCAAAAGCTTTCAACTCCTTGAAGTCGCTCAGAGGCTCCCCCGGAATCGTTTTGTAATTCCTGAATTTCATGAACTGGTTCGTGACCGTGCCTAGTTCCAGGTCCTCCTTGTCGGTGACCATCGCGATTGCCAAGTCTGCGTCGTTGATGATGTTCTGAGAAAAGCGAATCTTGCCTTCTTTGGAGTCGAACTGCAGCGGCGTGATGACGATGCAGTTCCCTCTCCTGGCGAACGTCTTCAAGGCCTTGGACATCTCCAGGTACCTCTCCCAGCTCTGAAGTCCTCGGTGCCCTGCACCAGCCGGGATGATCGTGATGTAGTCACAAACATAAATCCGGACGCCCTTAGTGCTCCGCAGCAGTTCCATCTCCACCAAGAGGTCATCGAAGTTTGGAGCGTGGTCATAAATATAAAACCCCTCCGGTTTCCGCTCGAATCGCAGAGCCGCTTCCTGGATGAACTCTTCTTCTGATAAACCCGCTTCAAGGCTCTCCTCCACAAAATTCACATCTGAATTGATGAAGAGAAATTTCAACTTAGCTGCCCTTAATTTCCCCCGCTCCTCCTTTGTCAATTCATCAGAAATAATGTTGCCGAGATCCACGTCCGATTCATGGGACCAGATCCTTGCCATGATCTCTTTCTTGCCCTGCTCCCAGCTCCAGTAGGCGACTCCCTCGCGGTACTTGTTGTACTGGTGGATGCCGATGGAGTGGGCTCGGGTCGATTTCCCCGTCCCGGTGTCGCCGCAGATCAGAACCAGCGAGCCAAGGGAAATCCCATTTCTTCGGTCGATGTCCGGAACGCCGGTTGTGCGCCACTCGAAGCTAACATCTGCACCCGCAAGGGTGAGCATGTCGGAATTCAAAATCTCGTTATCGCCCGTCAGTAGGATCTGCTCATGCAACCCGCTAAAAAGAGCGAAGGCCTTCTCCGTGTCCCTTGCTTCAGCGGCGTGGGCGATATCTTGGAGTCCCAATAAAAGATGACGCATCTTCACCTGGTCCGTCAGCTCGGTCATTAGCATGTCGTCGGTCAAGCCGTTGATGTCCCGTTCCTGGATCTGATCCAGCAAAGCCATCAGGTATCGCTGCTTGTCCACCGTCGAGCACTTGGAAGCTACGTTGCTCCTGAGAACGTCCCAGCCGATGAATTGGCCTGTGTCCACGAAGAATCTCTTGACCAAGGTGAAAAGTTTAGCAAGCTCCTCGTTGCCGAAGTGCCTTGGAGAGAGCCTTACTAGAAGCTCAGGATTTTTGTCTTGAAGCACCTTCTTGAGCGCGTTGAGTTCCAGTTGAACCGAGGCGCTCAAATTCGTACCCACCCAGTCGCAGGCGGGACATCAATAGTGTCCTCTGCGAGCTTTTTGAGACCAGTCATAATCGAATCTCCGGTCGTGTGCCTAATCAGAGGCTCGTCGTAGACGTCTTCGTCTGGCCGGGAACCGAATTTATCTCTGTCGAACCAACCAAGATCGTCCTTGACAGGCTCGTCGTAGGCGTCTTCGAGCCACTTCTTGGTCAAGGGAAAAACCACTTCCTTCTCGATGTCTTCCACGAGATTTTTAGGCTTGAAATGCTCCCGGATGTAGGCAGGGCAGAGGCTCTCCGGAATCTCAGCCTTGTCCTCCACAGGTTTCAAGCGGTTGGTTGCACCGAGGTCCAGTTTTTCCTCAGAATCTTGCGTAGTAAGTATCGGGGGAGTAGACTTACTATGCTGGTTAAAGTCGGAGCAGTAGACGATATGAGCGTCGCATCCTCCATACTCCCCAAAGAACGGGGGATTTTTGAGGGGAGGAAGTAGCCCTCCAGTCGCTGGAACATGACTGGTCGATTTGTCTAGCATCTCCTTCATGCAAGCCAAAAAAGCATCTGACTTCTCCACAGCCTCCAAGTTGCTGATCTCCCTCTGCAAATACCACAAAGCCTTGCGAAGATCCTCCAGCGTTTTCCCTGAATCCTTCTTCCCCGCTCTCGAAATGTACTTCACGACGTTGCCGAGGCAGAAGCCAAGGTTCCAATTTTCAATAACTTTAATCGCTTCGTAGGTGTTGTCCTCGCCACCGTAGTGGCTCGGGTGGTTCACTTGCTCTTGGCTCATTAGTCCTCCACAAATTCGATTTCGTCTTCCGCTACATTGTCCCCGTACAGCTTGAGGCTCAAGACATTGCGAAGCTCGTAGGGGTACTTCACGGCATCCCAGCCCTCGACTACCTCGCAAACCGTCCCTTCCGGAATTCCGTGATCTTCCGAGCCCTTCACCACAACTACCCGATCTCCTACTTTAAATTTCATCCTGCCTCCAATTCACTTCTTGATTTTTAATTCACATCTGAATTCAACTTAGCACGAGCCATGTGGCGTGTCAAGAGAAAAATCAGGGTTGCCAATAATTTTGTATCCAAGTCCTCGGTACCACCTCAGCCGATTGCCTGCGAACCTCCAGGCCAAATTGCCTCGGTCGTAGAGGTCGTAGACGATTGGCGTTGGTTTGCCTTCTAGCGCCCTGACGATTCTGCCTACGAGTTGCGTGACGGTCGCTTCGTTGTTTGTAGGTTTCGAGAGGATCAGGACGTCCAACGAAGGAATGTCTGTGCCTTTGTCCAGCTTCTTGTCAGCAAAAACCGCCTGCACATTTCCCGAGGCAACCTCGTCCTTCAACGCCTGGTCCTGCTTCAGAGTGGTCGAGCCTACGTAAAGAGTAGCCGAGCAAAATTCACTCACCTTCGCATGAAGGTAGGTCAGCGACTCAATCCGGGCGCCCACGAAGAGCACTCGCCTTCCCCGCAGGACCTCCTTTTTTATTAGCTCGATGATAAACTCGTTCCGCTTATCGTTCTGCGAAAGCTCGGTCAGGATCTTCGAGAAGTCGTCCGGGTTGTTCGAGCACCAGGCAACGTCCGTGGGTAAAAAATGGATCTCCGGGATCATCGTGTTGGAGTCCTTCATCTCCACTGAAATGTCCGCGATCAAGTCAGTCAAAACTTCGTTCGAAAATCCCTTCTTCATCAGCGTAGCTGTGGTCCCAATCCGGTACTTGTTGTTGAGGGACATCAGGACTTTTTTGTAGGTGGTCGCCGCTGAAATCTGCATCTCGTCGCAGACGCAGCAGCCGAAGAGGTCCTTCATCTTTTTCAGGATCTCGGGGTTTCGATTCAAAAATTGAAATGTAGAAATTACAACATCCGCTTCGAGATCCTTCTCCGACTTCAGGATGGCTGCGTCCTTGTTCCAGACCATCTTGAAAGCCTCCTGCCATTGACCGGCGAGGTTGCCTTGGTCCACGAGGATCAGCGTCTTTTTCTGGAGGTGGCCTGCGACCCAGGTGTTGACACAACTTTTTCCTGCTCCGCATTGTGCCTTGAGCACTCCGTAGAAATTTCTTTGGATGAACCTCAGGAACTCCCCGGAGGGGGAGGCTTGATGTTCTCGCAGCGTGAAGCCCGCATTCAAAACAAAAGGCTCCTTCAGCCCAGCCCCTTTACTTCTCTCATCAACCAGTTCCTGCCCAGTCAACACCGAGACCATCTTCAGCTTGGTTGAATTCAGAGGCAGGAAAGCAACTCCGTCCCGATAAATATAATTTTGGATCACCTCCCCGTTTCGATTTTCGTGGCTGTACATCTTCAGGACTTCTAATTTTGTTGAGTCCTGAAGTTCAACTCGGGCCAAATTTCTTATCAGGATGGGCATCAGTAGGTGGTCACCTTGGTGAGGGAACTTACTACCAAGGAATCTAACTCTGAACAGGCAAATCCCCTGCCCCACACCTCAATTTTCACTTGCAGCCCAAGCTCCTTGGCCTTCTCCAGCTTCTGGTTCAACACGAAAATGGCATCTCGGATTTCTTCAGCGAGCTTTTCTTCTTCGTTCATTTTCCCAACTCCTCCCTTTCCTTGTAAGCAGCGACCGAGACTTCCAGTGGCACCACCGGGGTGAGCATCTGTGGCGAAAATGGGTAGCCGAAAGTAAGCTGCCCGACCCAGATCTTCCGGTGCTTCATGAGGTCCGCGAGATCAGTGTCGTCCAGTTCCCAGCAGGTCCAGACTAACCCCGTTGTGTCCTTGCAAATCAGCGCAGGAAGATCCAGGTACTCGGGCTGATCCTTGCCTAAAATTACGTTCTGCCCTTTAAAACTCGTGGGTTTCACTCCTCAAACTCCTTCGCGATAAAGCTCGCTCTGTAATGTAACTCCAAAAAATTGTTGTCTTCCGGGTGGTTGAGTACGTGGTCCATCAGCCTGTTTAAAATCTGGCTGAAGATTGGGCCTGGCTTCAGGCCCATCTCAATGAGGTCCGATTCCTTCAAGGCTAAGTCAGCGAAGTTCATTTCCTCTCCTATCCCAAATACCTGTTAGGTGCAGCACCTCTACCCAAATTCATCTGCCATTTCAGGTGGCCTCTGGCCCACCAGTCCTTCAACTCTTGGAGGGTAAAATTTCCGGCGAAGCACCCAACGCCCTTCTCCCTCAACCACTTGACTCGCTTGCCTCTCATTTTTCTACCTCATGCTCTGCACCAAGTTGTGGCTGCAGTAGCCGTTTTTGGCTACGCTGATCGCCTCGCCTGTTGAAATAAAATACCCGCCCAAATCCCAGTCCTTAACCAGGTCTCGCAAATAACCGTAACTGATTCCTAAAATGTAGGCAGCGTCTTTCCGCGTGTAGCCTTCCGACGCCACTTGAATAACGTCCTCTTTCGAGACGCAGCGGGAGCTGGCTCTGGTGTGAGGGTACAAGTGGGTCATGCCATTTTTACGAATCACCTCCCCGAAATTCCTTAAGCTAAGCCCCAACCTCTTAGCAGCAGCACGCTGGTTCAATCCAGCGACTCCAACGCAGTCGGCGTAGGTGATGCCACATTGAGGGAAGAGGATTTTGTTGGTGTTGGTCAAAATTTCCTCCATTTCTATTCAGATGTGAATTTGTTAGGGCAAAAGGATTTCCATGTCGTCATCAGGGTGCAGAGGAGTCACCTTCAAGGCTCCTCTTCCTCCCAAGGTGTCGAGCAAATCCTCGCACCAGAGCCAACTCCTACGACGGCTTCTATACTCCTTCTCGTACCACGCCACCTCCCTCTCCAACCCTTGGTACGGGTTTTGAATTTTATCGTAGGGAAGTGGAGGGCGCTGAGCGTGAACATCAGCGACTGCTCTTTCCGCCACCTGTTTTCTTAGCAACCTACCTGCTTTGCCCATTTTTTTTTACTCCTTTATTTATACCTCACGACGGGCTCTGCGGCGTCCTCTTGGCACTTCATTGGCTGACTGGGTTGATCAGGATAACCTCCTTTTTGGTTAACCTGAATCACGGTCACGTTGTCCTCGAACCCGTAGTTGCCGTTGTCAGAGGTACTCGTGACCGCCAGAAATTGTAAGCCGAATTTGCAGAACGGCCTCACAAAAATTGTGGCTTGTGTTCCTCCCTTTTCGGTAGGCACGCGTCGAACCTCGGTCCCTGCCTGGGCTGCTCCAGCGCCGAGACACCAAACTATAAAAGCTGCTGCGAAAATTCTCATTTTTATTTCTCCTATTCCGCCGCCTTCACGTTCAATAAAGGCTTGATATGGTCAATCACCCTCACGGTGACTCCCTCCTGCTTTGCCAGCACGTAATTGATGTCCTTGTAGGCGGCGGGTGCCTCATCTAGGATCGAACGGTCGGTCGAGCAGATGATCCCGCGCATCCCGTCCTTGAACTCCTGATAATCCAGCGTCTTCTTCGCCTGATTCCTGCCCATGACCCTACCGCAGCCGTGAGACGCCGAGGAGAGATAATGAGTCTCGCCCAAGCCCTCCGTGATATAAACCCCGTCCCGCATGTTGGCGGGGATTACGCCGAGCTGCCCAAGGTCCGCTGGAGTCGCACCTTTGCGGTGCAGGACTCCTTCAGCAGTTACAACGGCGTGATTGTGGTTCTCGTTGATGAGGTTCTTCATCAGGAGCTTGGAGACCTGAGAAATCCCAAGCACACCCAGAACCGCCTTCATCATCCTCAATCGGTTCTCCAGTGCCCACTCAAGAGCGAAATTCATGTCCTGAAGGTACGCCTGTCCAAGCTCAGATTCAAGCTGGAACATCCGGCCCTGCTTCATATCCCAGCCGCCGATTGTGTGACCTACGTTTCTGGAGCCTGAGTGGATCGTGATGCAGAGACTACCGGCTTGGTTCTCGCCCAACTCGATGAAATGATTTCCACCACCTAGCGTTCCGAGTTGAGTGCCTACTTTAGCCTGGACCTTCTGGAGTGTATTTTTGTCCAGCGCTTCGGACTTGAATTTTCTTGAGTAACTTTTCTCCGAAGCATGTGAGGAGAACCCCGTAGGGATTACCTTCAGGATGTCGTTGTAGATGCCACGCAGCGTTGTGACCTCAGCAGCGACCATCTGCGTGTCCAAGCAGCACATGCCACACCCGATGTCGTATCCGACGAAACTCGGAGATATCATCCCATCCAGGAGAGCTACCCCTCCAATCGGCAGGTCGTAACCTGCGTGGACATCAGGCATGATCGCCAGCTTCTTCAGGCAATCCAATTCCAGTACATCAAAAATCTGCTGCTGAGCGGACTGCTCAATTTCCTCCAGCGGAACCATCGAGAACAACTTGTCGAGCTTACTCATCTCTCCCTCCTAAATTCACTTCCGAATTCCTACTCCAAAAGGAAGCGGCCTCCAAGAAACCGCCTCCCTCCAAATCAACCCTCAATAATATCCGAGATCTCCTTCAGCACTTTCTTCCCCTTCGCCGTCAGATAAACCGCGTTCGCCTTTCGGTCATCTACGTCGGGGCGCTGTGCAACCAACTCGTAACCAGCTTTCGTTTTATTCCCATTGTCGGATTCTACCAGGTAGACCGAAAGTTTTTTGACGTTTCGAGAAACGGTACCTTGGGGCCACCCAAGTTTCTCCGCTATTTTCGGTTGCGTGATCCCATCCTGCTCAGCGATTGCCAGTAAAAGCATGACGTGCTGCAGGGGAAGTTCTGCGAATATTTTTTCCAGCACATGCTGCGCCTTCTTGAACTTCACGAGACCACTTGTTAATCCAGCCATTTTGTTTTCCTCCTTGTTTTGGTTTTATTTTCTAAGCCAGCAATTCAAATTAGAATTTACATTCGATTGTGAATTGCCTAACTCAAAAATTTTTAAGCTGAGGATTCCACGATGGACCTCAACTCCTTGAAAATCTGCCTTCCTCTAATCGACAGGACCACTTCTCGTTCACGGCGGTTCTCCAAGCTGATTCTCAAATTGATCAGCCCGTAGCCCATTTTCACCGTCCTCTTGGAATCTATAGCGACCAAATAAGATGGACCCAGCAGCCTCAACATATTTGTTAAGGTGGCTCTGCCCAGCTTAGAAAGGTCCTTCAAATCCGAGATTGTGATTCCTTCTTGCTCAGCTACCAGCAAGAATAGGTTTATCAACGAGGACGAAATGCCTTTAAATCTCTCTCCGTACAACTCCTGGAATCGCTCAGCGTAAGCAGGGTCGAGAGGCATGTCGTCTCCAGTTGGTATCCATTTGTGATTAAGAATACACATCTGATCCGAGAGTGTCAAGCGGTTTGACTCAGATTTTCAAAACAAGGAGGTTTGAATTGTTCTACTCGGCCACCTCGATGTCGTCGAAGCAACCAGGAAACCTCGCTTGCATCAACCTGAGAAGCGGCATTGAAACCTCTCGCATTTGCGGATGTGCTGCTTTCGCCGTCCTGAGTTTGAAGAACAGGCGCCACTCTCGGAGATTTGCGGTCATTACGAGTTCTGTTTTTAGGCTGTTGGGGAGGACCGAACGGGCTTGCTCGGGACGCTCACCAAGGTGGCGTTGGCGCAAGTAGTTGTCCTCAGCCAGTTGCATTGAATAAAGCCAGCCGGTCATCGGGTCGCCTAATTCTTCCAGCGTGGCTCTTGCTGCGTCGTCAGTCGCGATGCTTGCTTCGCCCGGCAGCAACTGAGGATACCAAGGCGGTATCATGAACCCCAAGCTCTGAGGTAGCCACTCCGCATCACAAGCAGGGCAAGTAACCTCCGCGTACCTAGCCTCCATAGACCCACCACAAGCGCCACATACCACTCGTGCGGCGTAATCACAATAGCGAGTCGATTCCTGACTGAAGCTCGCGATCCGGTGTCGCACAAGCTCGTGCGAGACACCCCGGGCACACACAAACCTAACCGAAGCTGCAGCATGTTCTAAAACAGACTCGTGGCCGCGCTTCAGGATCATCGCTACGAACTTCTCTGCGGAGTCCTCGGTGATCTTGTCCTCTGACTTGTAGCAGGTCCTGCCTGCGAGTTCGATCAGCTTCAGGGCGTCCGGGGTGGAGGATATGATTTCTACTGAGGGTTTTATAAGTCTCACGCGGCCATCTCCTCTTCGATCCCCACAGGACTCACCGACCACTCGCGATCATCAGAGCCGATTTCGTAATTCAGGTCAATCCACTTTTTGAATCTTGCTGCCAAGACTTCTCCAAAGTGGTGCATCAGAATCCGCTGTCCGGTCAGGATCACCGAACTGTGGCTGAAGGATCGTCTGATTTCATCCAGCATCCCTGGGGCGTACATCTTTATCTCCCAGTGACAGTTTCCCGCAGCCAAAACTTCCTCGATCTCCACAGCGAACTTTTTGATGTCGATAAGCATTTACTTCCTCCTAGATTCAGATGTGAATTCATTGAATTAAAAATGTCGATATTCCCTAGCCAATTTTAAAACTTTCCTCACGTATTTCGGATTCCTCTTGCCTCTGCTGAAAGCCCCAGTGCCTAAATTATAAACCTGAAGCCCGTTCCGGACCCCATACTTCGTCACGTACTCCTTCAGGATTTCAGCAGAGCACCTGATGTTAACCTCGGGATCGTACTTTTCAGACTCCTTCGTAATTAAGGGGAACCGGTCGGCGTGGGCTTTGAAGTCCACCTGCCCAGAGCCCTTCGCACCGGTCCTACTTCTAGCGAAGGGGTAGCCCTCGGACTCAGCAGTGATGACCCCGACTAAAAGGCTCAGGTCCAGGCGTTGCTCTTTCGCCGCAGCAATGGTAGCTGCTGCCTGGTACTCAGCCAGCTCAGGCCAAAGCCGCTCGTTCTTCTCCATGTACCACAGCGTCAGCCGCTGGGTTGCTGCGTTGACTTCCTGCTTTTTACCTTCGACCAAAACTTGGGCTTTCTGATCCACCTTCTGGACTTCCAAGAGCGCCTTGGTTGCGACCGCAGTTGCCGCTGCTGTTAAAATCACCAGCACAACTCCGATCTGGGCCAGGTGAGCCACCCGGATTTTAAGCCTCATTTGCTGCTCCTTTTCTCAAAACGTACTCCTTGTCGATCAACTCTCTGAGGATCAGGGATTTGTTGGATTTCCCTGTTCCTAATCTGACGAGTTCCTCTAGTTTTTTAGTAGTGTCCTCGTCGAGTGCGATGCAGTGCTTGACCATCACTTTTTAAATCACCTCCTTTTATTTGATATCCTGAGCGGTTCCTACAATTTTTACCCTCGATGTGTCGCCCCACCTAGCGATGGCAGATCCGCTTTGCTGAAGGCTCAGTTTAATTTGGTATGCCTCCCAACGCATCCCCAACATAAAAATAATCCCCATCAACGCGGACGATACCACCAACACAAACAAAATTTTCATTTCAATCCACCTCCTTTATTTAAATTCAGATCTGAATTTAAATAAAGGAGGTGACCAAGTCAAGATAAAAATTCACTTGTGAATTCCAACCGGAATAGCAAGGGCCTCATTAAGAGGCCCTTCAGGAAGCTTGGATATTTAATTGTGGCCCTACTTCAAACAAATGCTACTCACTCCAGGGGATCGTTAGGACAGGCGCCGTCTTCGTGATCGTCACACAAGGCAGCTTGCAGCGCGTCCCGGTGATCTTCCGTGAGCATTTCTGCTACGGCTTGGAGTTGGTTGAGGTGACGAGGGCAATTTTCGCAGTTAGGCAAGTGGGGCATTAAATCTCTCCTGTGTTCCATGGAATTTGTGGTTGAAAGACCACAACGTAAATTACTAAAAATAAATGAAAGGTCAATCGGTTTTGCTTTGTTTTTACCTATTCAGAAGCGTATTACTTTTCAGGTGAAAAGGCAAGGGAAAACTTGGGTTCGGAGCAACTTTTCTTAGCGCTAACTTAAAGATCTAATGATTACTTGGCCTTGCAACAAGACCAGATTAGTGATGTTGAATCTGGATTGTATAGTTGACTAATTTACTAAACAACACTCAAATTAAAACCACATCTGAGCGATACAGTATACTCAAACCCACTAATTAAACAGGACCAATCCTCACCAAGAGATTCTTGACGCCCTGCGAGGTCCAAACCTTTTTCTTCCTGGGAGTCTGGATTCCTGCTTCGGTCAATTGCTGAGCCAGCGCCGTTAAAGATGTGATGCCCTGACTCTGAAATTTGAGGATCTCGGGCTTCAACTTCTCGGCTCTGAGATCCGCCTTTGTTCGGTTTTTCAGGGAGCCTTGGATTCTGCCATCACTGAACTTCTCGGAATCTCTATTCAAGTGGCAGGCCTTGCCCAACTGAACTCCCTTCGCCTTAGCCGCTTTCAGGCCGTTCTTGGTCCTCTCCCTGATCCTCTCCAGCTCGTACTCAGCTACGCACCCGAGCACGTTCAGGACGAATCTGGAAGCGTTGGGGAAATCGCAGATGATGATCTCGACTCCGGAATCCAGGATCGCCCCGAGAAACGAGAGGCTTCTGGAGAGACGATCAAGTCTTGCTGTGATCAGCCTGCAGCCGGTCAACTCGCAGTAGTTCAGGGCCTCCTTCAAGACCGGTCTTTCTTTGTTGGAGCCGGATTCGACTTCTACAAATTCCTTGATGACTACGAGATTGTTCCTAGCAGCATATTCCGCCCGAATAGTCCTCTGCGCGTCAAGGCCATGCCTTTCCGACTGAGATTTAGTGCTCACCCTATCGTAGCTGACCACGCGCTCCATTTCAGACCTCCTTGAACTCGCCTTCCTTGGTTCTTGAAATGAATCCATTCTCCAGCACAGTGAAGCGCACCTTGGCTCCACTTACAAATTTCAGTACGATGTCGCAGTCATATATCTCAGCATCTCCTAGCGAAAAAGCCGCAGCAAAGTCCCTTTCAATATCCTCCCGACCCCTTGGGGTATGATCGCTTTCCCAAGTAACCACCCACGCATCCTGCACCAATCCTCCGAAAATTTCATTGGCGGCTTCGAGCAGATTCTTGTCCCTTCTGATCAAGTCAAACGACATTTTCACTCCTCCCTGATAAATTTCTGCAGGAGCAACACGATCTGCCCCGCTTGCTCCTTGGTGATCTCGATGCTGGTTTCAGTGTCGCTATGCCAGTGGTCCGCGCTGTGCTCCGTGTACTCCAGCAAGAGGTGCATAGGGAATACCTCGTATTCATGCAAGACGAACGCGCAGGTTGGTATTAATTCAAGCTTGGTTTCTCTCATTTTTAGGCCCTTCTCCCGTTGAAATAAAGAATCCTGTCTCGGCAACATGGGCACACGATGGTCGGTACGTAGTCCCTAGCAACCCAAGCGGCGATCTCTGTGTTGATATTTCCGTCTTCGTCCACAATATCTGGCTTCTCGATTCTGCTAAGATCCAGGACCACTCCGCAATTCTCGCACGAAATTAGGTTCATGATTTGGTTTCCTTGTTCTGGACCGCGCTGACCGTTGGGTACTTCCCATACTCGGCACGCCAATCCTTAGCAGCTTTATTGATCGCGGCTTCTCTGCCGGATGCCTTCACTTCGTACATCGTTCGGTTGACCTGCTCGAAAAACACCTCATAAGTTTTCACTTCTCCTCCCTCCGTTTCTCCCACCACTCATCAAAGGCTTCGCTCATACTACCTGCAGGGTTGTTGCAGCACCAGCGGAAGAACTCGCAGGCGACTTGTTTGTGGGTCAATTTGTCAGCGGAGGCAAGTTGATCGGGGTTGGTTATGGCTTCGCGGATATCTTCTTCAATAAGTGTGGCCGTTCTGTCACATGCGTCATCGTAGTGGCTCTCGCACCGCGCAATCTTGTACCCCGCTGCGATCCGTGCAGCACACTCCATCCCTATTGCCTCTCCGAGGGCAAGGGCCTTGTCCCACGCAGCCCTAGCTACTTCTTTATGGCTGATTCGCTCGCTGACTGCGAAATCATACTGGTAATTAAAAGCTGCGTACCACTTCTCAAAGTCGTCCATTTTATTTCTCCCTCCCGCAGTTCAAGCATTCGTATTCAGGTTCCCTCACTCCAGACCCTTCACCGATCACAGCAAACGAGATCAAGGAAGCGGCTACTTGGGTGAAGAACCCGGTTTTCGGTAATTTTCTGTGGATTGTAGCAGTCTTGCATACGGGGCAGAATTGGGTGGTCATTTGGTAGCCCCTCTGAGTTCTTTGCAGTCGTGGCAATTCATATCTTGCCTACCGCAGCCTGCTGCTCCACAATCTGGAAACCGAATCATCTCGCGAAGCCTGTTCGTCTCACTGTTGAGCCGGTCCCGTTCAACCTCCAGCTTCCTGTACTCCTCCGCGTTCGCAGCCAAAGCCCGATCTTTTTGCTCCAGGTGAATCTTGAATCTCACAGCTTCGGCTTTGAGTTCATCTCGCTCGGCCTCCATAGCGTAGTAGGCGTTCGACCAGTATTTGCGGGTTGCCTCTTCGTCGCGCTCCAGCTCCTTAATCCGCTCCTGCAGTTCACCCCTCTCCTTAACCAGCCCCTCTACAACTTCAACTAGCCGGTCAACCTGGCACCCTGCTATTTTCTGGATCAGGGCGATGGTAGACTGAGCGGCGGCGAGGTCGGCACGGAGGGTTGTGAGTTCACTGGTTGACTCGCCAGGGAACTTTGCGTTACATCCA